GTGTTAAAGCTGTACCAAAAAACCGCCCACCTTTGCTCAAATTACACTTTTGACATAATACCTGTAAATTATCGTCATTATCGCTTCCACCTAGTCTCCTCGGTACTATGTGATCAACGTGTAACTTTCCGTTATCTTGTCCACATTGTTGGCAACAGTAACTATCCCGCTTAAGTATCCTTTGCCTAATCTTTGACCATCGACTAGACGTACCATTATCCACAGCACTAGCCATCAATGCCACCCCTTGTCTTTAAAGTGTTTGTATGCTAAACAGAAATCGCCTTTATATCTAGCTTGGTTATACCGGATACCCCAATCTATCTGGGTGAACCCATCTAAATGCTTTAGCTTCTTGTTACGCATTTGAGGTATGCCGTAATGACTACCGTTCTTAGCTCTACTATCGAACTTAGACTCAGCCATGTATAGCTTATAAGCGCATTGGTATTGACTATCTTTAACTACTCGACTATGTAGATATAATTTAAACCTATCCTTACTTGCTTGACTATCAGCATAAGTCGGATTAGGTAGTGCGAACGCAATACAGAGCGCGCCCGTTAGTAGTGCTCGCCGCGAACTACCCGGTCGACCGGTTCGCGTCCAGCGAGTTGATCGTACCGACCCTGTCAAACATCGCGCAACATTGAGCGTAATCTTGGGCGATTCCCACAACTTGTGGATAACTTTCTTAATCTGTGGATAACTATTCGTCGCACTCATGAGCTTCATCATAGTTAAATGAGCAGTAATAGCAGCCCATATCCTCGCCGCATTTGCGACAGGTATAAGGGAATTGGATTTCATTACAACACATGGCTAAGTAGCTAAATGATCCGATTATGTAGTTTCGATCCATAGGCATTACTTATCACCACCCCAGCCAGTACCGCGAAAGATCACAGCTGGAGTTGTAAAGACCCGATTCATTGGGTAGCTACAACATAGCGGCGATAAATCGCTGTTGCTTGGTATTGAGTGGCTCATCTCCAGTTCGCCGCCGCATTGGTCGCAGCGATACAGGTAACTAGGCATTTACGACTTCACCGCCTACTGAAACGTAACTGAAATCGCAACGTTCGCAAATGATTTGGGCAATAGGCACGATACCTGTTAGCACCATAACTTTGATCTCTGGAGCTGTCTCACAGCCGCATTTGATATTAAGCTGAGGCATTATCACTCCCGACTAGGCATACGCCCATTACGCCGCAAACCGTACACTCAAGCGTCTTAACGCCCGGCGGAAGTAAGTCGGTAACTATCCGTTCGACCTGTAAGGTTTCGCGTTTACAGCGCCGACACTCAAATCTCAATTTCTCCATAATTGGACTCCTTTAGATTTTCCATCGAGTTTAGATTGTGTTGGCTGACCCACCAAGAATTATCCTTGTCATGCTTAAAGCGGCTTGTTTTAGCTGCTCTAATTGGAATCCAGCCCTTAACGTAATAAGTCGGTGATTCGCCTACGACTAATACGGCTAAGTCCTCGACTCGATCGCGTTCGCGTAGGATTAAGTGTCCATCAAGCCATTTGGTATGCTTGATCTCTATTCGGTTTCCGACGTCGGCTCGAATCTTAAACTTATCTAGCTCGAGCTTAAAGTCTTTAATCCCGAACCATTTGGCAGCTGCGATTTCAGCGCCCAGCGCCTCAGCTGTACGCCGAATCGACTCATGGATATTGCCTCTAGCTGATTGGTCATGGAAATAATAATTTTCCACGCCTTTAGACTCGCACAGGAAAGCCGCTGCCGCTGCTTGGATTTCCTCATCTGAAGTAAGCGTGATTTTTGTTATTCCCATATCGCACATGCCCGGTTATTGTCTGGACATACCCAGCCCTTGTAAGCCTTGCCGACTTTGCTAACGCCCTCTTTGCGAATCATTACGCCATGTTGACAGGATCGCCCGGTAAGTAACCCGCCAACCTCAGCAACAGCTTGCGTCATATCCCAGGGATCATAAGAGCCATTTGGTAGAGCTTCTTTAGGTGCTATCGTAACTGGTCGCTCGACTCGCTTCATTTCCTCAAGCGATGGGCGATTGTGATTCTCGCTGAACTTCGATAAACCGCCGGTATGTAAAGCTCTACCTATTGCTGAGGTTGATCCGTTCTCAAGCGGAAAGCGATTAGCTGACGATCTAATTTCCTCAGCAAAATCTGTCGCAAATGGCAGCGGATCGCTAATCTCCTTGTAAATGTCTGTCTGAATTATGTAGCGAGTTCCGTCTTGGAATACGATCTTTACGTCAATTCGACCATTAGGATATTTTGCCCAGTATTTTTCGATTCGTTCAGCGACCGATTCGTAGCCTTCTAGTGGGATCGCCATTAGGAATTACGAACGATCTCTGTCGCCGCACGAAGCCCAGCTGCGCGACCTCGGTTAAAGCCGTCTTTAACGCCCTCTTTAAACCCGATAGACCAGCCGACCATAAACCAGCCAATACTTGCGAGAATAACTGCTCCCGCCAATTCCAATACTGTAAACATTTTAGCTCCCGATTCTGGGTGCGACTTATTCGCTCCCTAGTTATAGGGTGAACTAAATGTCTGACATTAGCAAGCCTTACGCCTATTTAACGGCGTGTCGAATTGCTTATGAGCAAGCTGTATATTTCATCGACCCGGGCTTCTAACCGGGAAACTTGATCCTTGACCGAAGCTCCAGAATTAGGCTTTAGCTCTGATAAGTAAGCTTTAACTAAGAATCTGAGACCCGTTAGAAATGCCGTTAAGAGCGTGACCATAGCCACGCCCATAACAGCCCAGTCGTTAGCGTTCACTCGATTTCGCGCCGAACGCAACGTCATTAGGATTCGCGTAACGCATGAGTAGCGGTAGAACGCCAGCAAGCAAACCATAAGCCAATTTTTTGGGATCGGTTTCGCCTGTCATATAGACGGCTAAAGCTCCTGCGAGCGATGAACGTCCATAACTTGCCAGTATTGCTTTTAGCTCTTTCATTACTTTTCCCCTAACCCCAGCGCCTTGATTAGCTCTGAGACTTTTTTTGGACTCACGTTGATCTCGAAATGCTGTTCGTCGGGTCTATTCTTATAATCGCCGCCCCAAAATAAACCGTATTTTTTAGCAAGCGCCCGAATCATTGGTACTTTTTCGACCGGGAACGTACCGATCTTTCCGAGAGGGTGCTTCGTCGCGTTTAGATCAACAGCTGTTCCGCTCGAGTGATTTGAAAGGCGATCGGTCGATCCTCGTACCATGCGAAATGCGTATCCCCAGTCGTCAAGCTGACCGCCATCTAGCGGCTCGATTAGCTCGTTAAACTCTTTACAGAATCCGACGATCAAGGGTGCTACTGCTTCGGCGCACCTAATCTTTAATTGAGTGCCTGGTATCGCGTAGGATTTGATTTTAATTTCGGCTTGATCTTTACTAGCCGTCCACCCGTTATAGCTGGTTAGAATCATGACAGCAATAAAGCCGCTTCGTCGGCTGTTATTCCGAGCTTGGTTAAAAGTGCCGCTTTGGCAGCATCAGCTTTTGCTTTTGCCGCTATTTCAGATTCAAAAGTTTTTTGTTCATTTTTATAAACTTCTAATTCCTCAGCGGTCATTTCGCGATCTATAGTTTCGCTAGTTTCCATGTCATACGTTCTCATCATTGGTATTTCCATATTAGCTCACCCCGTATATTTTGACAGTTCCAGCGTTAAAATTGCCAGCACTTGTTGCGATTATTAGTTGAGTTACAGCTGCGCCGCCAGCAATAGGCGACCAGCCGCCGCCGTAGTATCCACCTTCAAAAGCAGCGGAAACTGATGTATATGCGCCTTGAATAGTGTGATATGTAGCGTCAGTATAATTTGAAATGGTAAAAGTCATAACATGCGAACTGCCAGTTTGAGTATTTTTAAAAATTGTTAACGCGGTATTTCCACCATAAACTTGTAACGTCGGAGTAGTGCTATCCGCTTCAACGCCACCGACCCAAAAACTATCGGTAATTGAGTTAATTTTTAAGGTACAGTTACCCGCGCTGCTAAAAGTTGCCCCTGTTATTTCAACGTATAGATTTTTATAACCGCCTGGAATTGACGAGATAGTTACTGATGAGCCGGATAATGTTGTTGGCGTACCCAATAAAGTCATGCCGCCGCTTGTAGCTGTTGCCCACTCTGGGGCAGTAGCGCCAGAATTAACTCTCAAAACTTGACCAGCTGTGCCAATTCCTAAGCGAACGGGAACTGTTGCGTTACGGTATAAAACGTCGCCCGCTGTGGTTAATGTTGATTTGGCAATAGCTGCGTCGGCTAGATCGTAAGCTGACTTAGTCGCTGTCGGTGTTGAGGCTAAAACGCTCGATGTAGTCGATGTGGAATCGCTGAGCTGTACCACGCCCGCCGCAGCTGTCGAAGCTGCGCTAACGCCAATAGTTACTGAGCCACTTGACCCGCCACCTGTGATTGGGCTAGTAACGGCGATATTTGTTATGTCGCCTACGTCATTAGTAATCCATGTAAAATCCATGTCTGTATTTGTTGCCTTAGACAGGATTTGACCAGTAGTGCCACCTTTTAAATCAGCCATCGACGTATCGACCGCTTGACCAAATACCTCGAAATCAGCTGGTAAGTCGGTAACTAAGTCCGTCGGTGTTGGCATTTGCCAGCCGAAATTGCTCGTTGGGTTTGTCATTTATTCTCCTTATGCCACGACCAGCGCGGTTTCCCACGTTAGTGCCCCAGTTATAGTATTCCACGATTCCGCGATAGAAACTTGCTCCCACTTCATAGCTTGAAGTGAATAACTTATCGGCGAAAGATTTAAAGTTACAGCTACTTCGTTATAGGCAGCCTTAAATGACCAGCCTTCGACGAATCCCAGGAACGTTCCCGCAGCCATGTTTGGCGGTAAGTCGCTGATTCGTAGCGGTAAGCCCATAAACACGTTTATCAGCGAATCGCGATCCGCGTCGTCTAGCTCGGGATTTGTAAGCTGGTAAGTGATCGATGTGAAGTTCGCTTGAGGCGTAGCTCTAAGGGTGAGATAGAAATCGGCTTGATCTTGCGCGTCAACCGTATGTTTAACCGTCGTCGTAATTACCTGAGCCAAACGCCCGTAAAGATCGATCGACGGAATATCCTCAGCGCTTACTTCATTGTTTGAGTTTGTGTTGTATTTTAGGGTTATGTCATTACGAACGTCGCCAGCTCGAGTCTCGATCTTTAGCCCGTTAAATAAGGCGTGATTAGCTGTTACGTCTGTGTAGCCGTTAGTGGCTAAATAGATCGATCGGTGAGTCGAGTCCGCGTAGCTGATAAGCCCGCTGGCGTCCTCGTATATGTAACCTAAGCCGCTGGTTGCCAGCGCTGAAACCAACGAATAAATATCTATGCGATCTGATGATCTTTGCGCTAGTTCGTAATTGCCCGGACGATCGATCTCGCCTAGTCCGACGTTCTGAGCGTTAGCCCATGTCTCAGTTGGATCGTAGTTCTGCCATTGTAAAGCTGCGGGTACTTCGCCCCAGTTATTTAATAATAAGTCTTGTAAAATCTCGTAAATCTGATCGCCGTCAAAGTCCTGAGATAGGACGCCATCTGTTAGCGCTTTAGGTAAGCGGCTAAGCGCTCCGAGTGCTGTCACCTTTAGCACTTGATTTATTCCTACGCTGCCAGCTGTAATAATCTCTACGCCAAAATCAACGACTGTGCCACCAAATATCGGAACGTAAGTATTTGTCGAATCTTGGAGCTCGATCGAAACTGAGTCGTTTATGTTTATGTTAACGATCGCTTGAGTTAAGTTTAATAGCTCTAAATTACAATAGCCCGCTTGCGCTTGCTGATAGATGTTATTTCGACCGCTGGTGATAGTTAGATTCGATAGCGTGTAAGTCGTGTATTCGACGCCCTGAATCTTTACGCGCCAGACCGGGTTAAATACTGTCATTAGAACGCCAGCGCATTAGCGCCATTTGTGCCGCGATAAAAGCTGTTATTTAGTACGTCGACGATTCTGCGGGCTGTGCCTTCTTGATCGATTGCGCCTGAAACGTTTATATAGATGTTTCCGCCACCGCCGCCTAATTTGTTATTTGGAACTATGCGACCGTTCGATGATGGCACGAATAATTCCGCACCGACTTCTCCCACTATGTACGGCTTATTTGCTGAAACCATACCACCGCGTTCTAGTTTAGGAATTGGCGGCAAATCTTTTGATCCGGGCTTTAGATTGTTGACAATGTTATAGCCTGAGATAAGTAAGTTTAAACCAGTAATAATTGCGTTTAATGTTCCAACTAAAGCTCTGACCGCTATTGATACTCCATCAATGATAAGCGCAATACCGTTAAACGCGACTTTAAACGCCCCACCCATAAACGCGGCAACGGGTTTAGCAACAATTAGAAATGCGGTTAAGCCCGCGCCCAGCAGCTTAAAAAATCCTGTGTTATCAGATACAGCGTCGCCGATTGCGCCAAATATGGACTTTACGCCCTGAATTACCGGTGTTAGCGATGTTTTAAATATCGGAATTATGTATTTGTTCATATAATCCCATAGTGCGGTTAAGCCTGGGAGAAACGTATCCTTAAAAAATGTAGCTAGTGACTCAAATACTGGCTTTAAATCCTCGCCTATATCTGTTGCTAGTGTGCTGATAGTTGGGATTACCTTATCGACGAATAGCGTAACCATTGGAGTGATAGCGTCTAGTACGAACGCCCCGACTGATTCTTTACCCTCGTCAAATGCTATTTTTAAACGATCGATCTTTCCCGCGAAAGTATCAGCGGCAGCGTTAGCCGATCCTTCGTAAGTCGCAGTAACGGCAGCGATCGCTTCATCGAAGCTCATAGTCTTAAGTTCAGCAGCTGTTAAACCGATGTCTAATTTGGCTAGTGCGGCGGTGTTACCGTCAAACGCTTTAGCGATTAGATTTGAAGTGGTTTCTAGCGATTTTCCTGATCCGACGGAAGCGTCGAGAGCAATTCCTTGTAGCTTCATCGCAGCTTCGACGTCGCCCGTACTTTTAACTAAACGCGCAAACGATGGACGAAGTTCGTCGTCCGTCACGCCTACCGCGAGCGCTGTCTGTGTTATGTATGACTCGACCGAAGCGATAGTTGCGTCTGTTGCGGTCGTGACGTTTGTAATTGCTGTCGCCAGTTTGACCTGTGCGGCTTCGTCCTCGACCGCAGCTTTAACGCCATCGACCAGCAACGCGCCAGCATAGGCAAGCGCGGCCGCACCAGCTACCGCAAACGCAGCTCCCGCAGCTTTACCGAAACTGCTTAACTTACCGCCAAACGTTTCTGTATCTGTTCCCGCGTCCGATAAGCCTTTTTTAAGATTATCGACGTCCGCTAATATCTACAGCTTTAGCGTTCTTGATCCGTCAGCCATTAGTCGAACCTCTTAACTATCGAAGTGAACGCTTTTTCCCACTCAGCGATTAAGTAGCTTTGCTCAGCCCGAAGCGTTGGATAAATAAAATAACCAGTCGATCCTCGCCCGGTCGATCCTGACCAAATAGGAAACTGTTTATATTTATTTGATCCAAACTCTGAGCCGCCCCATAGATCGCGAGTCGTTGCGCCGCCGCTAAACTTTTGTCCGGCAAATCCGAAAGAAATCTCGCCGATCTTAGATGACTTACTTACTTTAGAACCCTCAGCGATTCGACCAGCTACCGAAGCCGAATTAAGCGATCCAGCTGCGGACGTAATTTTGCCCTGTAAATAGGTAGCAAGCGCACTTGATTGCTCTTTAGCTTGGCTAACGGCTTCGTCGTCCATCGCCTTAAACGCACCAGTAATGGCTCTAAGTTCGGCTTTGTCGTACTGGACGACTTCCTTACTTTCCGCCATTTCGCTTCTCCAATATCTCTAGCGCTGTCAATATGTCCGCCGCGTCAACCCACTCACTCATCGGTATTCCTGTCGCGATCGACAGCTCTACGATTAAGTAACTTAGGCTTCCTCGGCTATAACTTTTGGGCTTTCAGTATCTCCGACCGTAATATCAACCACCATTTCGCACCATACTTCATAAGGCTTTACTGGCCTACCAGCTGCCTCACGCTTTAAGGCGTTCCATGCTAGAAACATTAGATCGGATATTCCGATTTTTTCCTGAGCTTGCTGAATCGTAAATCCTGTCTTTTGCTCCCATTTAGCGAACTCTGGTGGTTGCGCTGTTGTGGTTGCTGTCTTGCCGTCGTTTGTTTCGATATGTATTTGTAGTTTCATGCTCCCGATTTCTTTTCTTTATAGTGTTGGAGTTGTCACGCATGTAAAGCTCAGCGAAATAGTCTGAGCGTCTGGCGCTGTTCCGCCCGCGCTTGGGAATATAGGCTGAACGTCGAAGTTAAATACTGATCCGCTCGCAGCTGTAAATACGACGGCTAGTGGAGTATTAGGTGCGGTGTCAGCTGCGTTCCATAGCGAATTAGCTAATGATCCGCCAGCTGTCCAGTCCGCAAGCATTTCGACATCGAAAGTACCTTGCGAATCGGTAGTGAAATAAGCCTTACCGTCTAGCGTCTGGTAAGTGTTAATCGTTGACTCGATTGTAAGTGTTGCGGCTGTTGCTTGTGCGTCATAAGTAGCACCATCAATGGTGAAAGTTATATCGCGCCCTGTAACGATTGTTGTTGGCATTTTTTCTCCTAGTTTTCTTGCTTGTAGTAAGTGGAAACGTCAATGTCCGAAATAAGTAAATTACTCGAACCTAACGCAACGATCGACGGACGCGATACGTCGCCGACGATGTATCCCGACGGAATAGCCGCGAGAATCTGTATGACTAGCTTCTCGAGATTGTCGAGAGCGCCCGCGTTACTGTTATACGCGACGGCGGCTGATATTGTGAAATTGACTTTTAATTGGATTGCGCTACTAATCAGCGTCGTTTCCAAATATGGAGTACCCGGCACGATGATCGCAGCGGGCGGAATAACCGCCTCGGGTACTGATTCATAGACCGACGCAGTTACGCCAGCGAGAGCGGTCGCTAGTGGCGCACGAACGTTAGCCTGAATTGATGTTGGCATTTATTGACCCATAGTTTCGACGTCGATAAATGGAGCTAATAAACCGACTACGCGATTCTGTAATGATCGACCTAGTACGAACGGCGATGGATTAAAGTCCACTTGAGCCGAAGTGTTGCCCGGTGCTGTAATTGACTGAAAGACCTCGACTGATACGACTAGCAGCGCCGACTTTACGGGCGCTACGCCTGAATATAAATCGTCAGCTGTTGAGCCATCGAGTACGGCTAATCCAGCGGGAATCTTAGGTGTAAAGATTTGATCGGGTGCTGCGGTTGCTGTGGTGAATATGTACGGCGCGATTTGATGATCGTTAACTGTGACTGTTAGATCAAACGCAGCTCCGCAGCCTGAAATAATTACAGCCTGACCCGGTACGAAATAGTTAATACGTTGAGTCGTGTAAAACGCCATG